ATTTCAGTGGTACATGGAATCAAATATACAAAAGTTCGCTGATATGGGGAAAAGATTAGATGACGCTTTCTTACTCGCAACAAACCATACTCACACCGTAGATGTTAAGGTAGATGAATTGATCAAGACAGTAAATGCTATGGGATTAAACATTGAAAGATTATCGACAATCATCGAAGAGAGAATCCCAAAGAGGTAGGTCGAATTATAAATTAAAAAATTAAAATAATGGATATTCAAAACTTTTTAGCAATAGCAGTGGTTGGAGTATTTCTTTCTTTGATAATAGAATTGGTTACAAAGAAAATCAGTAACCCATCTCTTACAAAGTTAATTACATTGGTCTTGGCCATTGTAGTAGCAGGAGTATTTGTTTGGGTAAAAAATACACCTTACTTCCAAACAGTGATTGTTGTTCTTGGAACAGCTTCCACAGTTTACGGATTCTTCTTGAATAAAAAAATATAAGTTCAAATTGAGAAGGTGAGAAATCGCCTTCTTTGTTTTGCACTTATAATGAGTACAACAAATAAAAAAGTTTTTTTCTTTCTGATAGTCACGGTGGTTGTGTTGGGTCTAACCTTACAACCGAAAAAAGCTGAAGAAGATATTATACCTCTGCCAGTGATCAAACCCGTTTCAGAAGTACCAATAGTCCTTCAGAAAATTGCGTGGTGTGAGAGTGAAAATCGACAGTTCAACAAGGACGGTTCTGTTTATCGTGGGGAGATAAATCCAAAAGATATAGGAACTTATCAAATATCTGAAACGTATTGGCTTGATATTTCAAATCAACTAGGATATAATATATATACGGAAGAAGGCAATAAACAAATGGCTTTATATATTTATGAAAAATACGGAACACAACCATGGTCAGCAAGTAAACACTGTTGGAAAGTGTCTACAATGCAATAAAGAAATCAAAACTTGGAGAAAGTTTTGTTCTCATTTTTGTTATTCTCAACACAAAATTGGTGTATCACATTCATGGGGTAATAAAATATCTATCGCTCTATCTGGTAAACCAAAAAGTAAAGAACATATCGAGAAGGTTATACAAGCAAATCTTGGACAAATAAGACCAAGTATTAGAGATGAAAATCATTATGCTTGGAAAGGTGACAAAGTTAGTTATGGAACTCTTCATGATTGGGTTTCTTCTCGTTTACTTCAACCAAAAAAATGTTCTTGCTGTAAAACAACTGATCCAAAAAAGCGTTACCAGTGGTCAAATATTTCAGGAAAATATCAAAGAAAGTTAGGTGACTGGGAGAGGTTATGTGTTTCTTGTCATAGAAAAAAAGACAAGAATAATCCTCGTGCTTCTTTAATTTTTATTAAAAAAGACCGTCATTTATATGGTATTAAATAGTTATTCACACTTTATGCCACAAGTTATACACAAGTTCAAGCTTGCGGTTCATCTTATGTTAATGTTATTATGTTAGGCGTACAAGTCGAAAGTACAAATTACAAACCTTATATATTCCCGTCTCCCCATCTCTTATAAGGTGGTGGGGATACGAGAATAGTGTTTATGAAATATAATATAAATATAAATCAGTTAGTGTTAAGCGAATCAATTCTTGATCTAGCGGACTGTGCGATTCTCGATTGGATTATAACAATGTGTGGCTCGAAGAGTTACAAAATTGAACAACAACGAATCGATGGTATGACGTGGATTAACTACTCACAATTATTAAGAGATATGCCATTACTTCGAATCAAATCGAAAGGTGCATTGACCCCTAGAATTAAGAGAATAAAAGAAGAAGGATTCATTGAGACAGATATCAAAAATGGTGACAGATTATTTGTTCGTCTCACCGATAAAATAGATAGTTTATTTTTGTCTACCGTTCACGAGAATGAACGCTACCGTTCACCAAACAAAACGGTTACCGTTCACGAAACTGAACGTATCATTATACTAGATAAACATAATACTAAATCAGAAGAGATACAGTCGGGAGTACCCGACGCATTCGCCCTCTTCTGGTCTTCTTATCCAAAGAAAGAATTAAAAAAGAAAGCCGAGGATAAATGGAAAGCAAAGAAACTTGATTCAAAACTTCCAGAGATATTGGCCTTCGTAGAAGAAGCCAAGAAGACGGACCGATGGAAGAAAGGATTCATCAAAGCTCCTCCGGTATTCCTCGGAAATGAATGTTGGAACGATGACCTCGCCGGTTACAATGATAAATATAATAGTCGTGCAAAATCAATCGCAGTAATAAATTAAATTATGAAAACATATTTTTATATAATAGAAAGAGACGGCCAGATTCACGAGATTGAGTTCACTCAAGTTCGCTTCAATGAATCAATGAAGCAGTGGCAGGCCGGAGGTTTGATTGCATTCCCATTTCTAGGAATGATGTTGAACTCCGCAGACATAGTTAAAATACTTTCGATGGACCAGTACAAAAACTTCATCGATTCAGCACGGCCAAAAATGTTTATTAAGAATGGAACGTGGTACGAATCACGAGAACCAAATACACCAGTGAGACATGAACCATGGAAGGAAGCTTTGATCGAAGAGCAAAAGAAATTGGCTCTATCAGCTCCGGAAGTGAAGCCATTATCGAAACCAGAAATTACAAAGTTATTTAGGAAATATCGTCCGGAGTTTATGAAAAAAGATGTTGTCAATAAAATGAGAGTAGACATGAAAAATTAAAGTATATAAGGGTATAATTAGTTTATCCACATGAAGCTTGACACGATACTTGCAAAGAACTTGTGCCTATGATATGATATATAGGCAATGATTACAGCAAACAAAAGAGAAAAGTTAGCCAAAAAACTATTAAAGATTTCAGCTAGTGCAAAAGATAAAGTTGTTTACCGTACTAGACATGGAATCGATGATGGTATTACCAGAAGCAACGAAGAAACTGGAAAGATATTCAATATGACAGGGGAAGCGGTTCGCCAAATCCTCATTAAGATTGATACTCTGATCGGTGATAATTTATAAATAATTAGTCGGGTTAGTCCTTCCTAAAAGGCATTAAGATTCACAGACAAAAACAATATGATAAATACAAACACAAGTAAGACAATAATAACAATCATCTCCTTAATTGGAGCGGTTGTTATTTTTATTTATGTGTTAGTCGTTGGGATAGAAAAAGAATCAATGGTTGAGTGTTATAAGTTAGAGAGCCAATCGAAAGAGTTCAAAGAAAAGTTCTTCCTTACTCAATCAGAATCCGATATGTGTATAGCAAATGGATTCAAGATTGACGCTCCGGTTCAATAGTTACAATGTCGAGATTGTAATAAATTAAAAAAGTAAGAAAGTATAAAATTATGAAAATAACAAAAAGTGATGATCCACAGGCAAAGCCAAGTATAATAATGTTAGTGTATGGAAATGGAGGAGTAGGGAAAAGTACCTTCGCTTCAACAGCTCCAAAACCTTTATTAGTGGATTGTGAAAATGGTTCAAAGTATTTCGGTTTGAGAGGTATTAAAATAGATGTAGCTCACGTTTCAGGTTGGTCCGATATGCAAGGCATATTTGATATAGCCAAGAGTGGAGAATACGAGACAATCATCATTGACCCTATTGGTGAATTGATGGAGAAGTTAAAAAACTTCATGGTGGCCAAAGCAGATAGAAAACTTGTTCAATCAGATGGTTCACCATCGATGGCCGGTTGGGGTTGGCTTAAAGATACAATGCGTTCAACACTTAAGATAATCCGTGATTCAGGAGTAAACCTTTTGATCATAGCTCACGTTGATGAGAAAGATGTTGAAGGTACATTGGTAAAACGTCCAAAGATAATGACAAAGATTTCAGAAGAGCTTATTGCTTTCGTTGATGTCGTTGGATATATGCAAGCTGTTACTATCGAAGGAGAAACAAAAAGATTGATTCGTGTTCAACCTTCAGAAACTTACGAAGCGAAGGACCGTACAGAACAGCTCGGTGCAATGGTTCCTCCAAACTTCAGTGAAATTATTGAAGCTTGTCAGGGTACAAAACAATTCAAGTGGAGTAATGAGAAAGCTTTGAAAGCTGAAACTCCAAAAGAAGAAGAAAAAGCTCCAACAAAGAAGGAAGCATTAGATGGTAAGTTGGCAAAGGCAACCAAGAAAACAACAAAGAAGGTCGCAGACAAACCAGTAAATCTTAAATAATTATGGCTACTAAAGAAAAAAAAGAAAAGGTGGCCAAGAATCCAAGTGTGATGTATTCCTTCTACGGAGGGAAAGTCACGCTCGAAGTAAAGCCATGGGGAGATTACTTTAGATACATTCGTGTCGATGGTAATGGGTCCATGTTATCTCCAAGTGCTGTCACTGATAAATTAGATAAAAGTAAAAGTTTGATTCCTTGGGCTGTTGGTCAAGT